AAGCGGTTTTCTTCTTGGTTTTTTCCAAACCTTCCAAATCAATTTTATCCACCACCTTTGTAGATAAAGTACGAAAGCTATTGACTTATTATATACCGGTGTGTTATTTTAAGTATGTAATCCAAGTATCGAGGGTCTCTAGTAAGCCGTATATACGCAGGAACGACGAGTGATTAGTGGATTACAAACAGAGATTAAGTGAAAAAACAGAAAGAATTAGCAACTACCTTGCTATATGTACTAAAATCAAATAGCCGAATGTGGTTTTATAGTATTTTAGTCGTGTGTACTGTAGTTTGCGGTTATTAGCTTTTCTTTATTGTGCCGGGCATCCTAAGATTAACTGGCGCTGTATGAAAACACTAATAATATTATAAAACTAGGTGATTTGAATGACAACCCCCGTAGAGTGTTACTCGACAATTACGGGCAATTTTGCATAGGAGAAATTAAGTATGCCCGCGGGTCAAACAAGAACTATTAAGAAATTACAGCAGGCTCTCCAAGAAGAAGGAGAGTTAGTTCTTATAACTACTTCACAGTTTTACAGTATGGAAAAACGTACCGTTGTTACTCGTTACCATGTTAAAAAACAAATTCCGGCCAAAGAGAAGTTTAAATCTTCTCAGGTTGAACTCTTTTCTTCTTGTTCGCAAATTCAGATTGCCTTGTTTTTAAGAGATTATTATTATGAGACAAAGGGGTATGAAGTGCCTCACGATAATCCTATATGGGAACAAGCAAAAGCAAAATATTTTGAGGAGCATGGTTAATTATGGCAAGAGGCAATAAAAAAGGACAAGAATATAAACTGTCTGTTAGAGAGAAAAAATTTGTTACTCTGTATTTGGAGTATGGCGATGCTTCAAAAGCAGTCAAAGAGGCAAAGTTTAATACCAACTCTCCTGCGATATATGGCAGAAAGCTCTTATCTAAGCCGAAGATACAGCGAGAAGTTAATGAGCAACTGGCACTATTCCAAAACGAACATATTGCCTCTGGTCAGGAAATTATGAGCTTTCAGACCATGGTTATGAGAGGTCTAGTAAAAGACCAGTTTGGTCTTGACGCTACACTTAAGGATAGGCTAGACGCGTCTAAAGAGCTGGCTAAACGTCAAATTGATGCACAGAAGATAGCAGAAAAAGGCAAAGAAAACGAGTTTACTATTAATCTATGTTGGGACAGGTCCAATACGACTATTAAGCCGGAGTTGCCTCCTGTTGACGATGATGATTTATTAGATGAACCGGATGACGAGGAAGAAAATGGCGCTGAGTAAATGGTTTCAGATTGACGGCATTGAGTATAAAGTGCCTCTCTTATCTCCGCTAGACCGAAAAGGAGACATCCTAGACCGTACCGCTAGTCGTACAGAGGACGGTGTACTGCATAGAGAAGTAATAGGTACTTATTATAACTATACGCTCAATTTTCTTGCTACTGGAGATAGGGCGTCGTATGAAAGTCTGTGGTGGAAATTAACAGAGCCTGTGGCCAGCCATCAAGTGCAATTACCTTATCAACCTGAACCGTTTGAAGGCTATTTTGGTAGTTGCAAAGATAATGTTACCTTAATTACACCGGACGGACAAAAAGCGAAAGGACTTTCTTGTAATCTTGTTTGTACAAGACCTTCAAGAACTGCTGAGTAATGCCAAATATTAATATTAATCTGCAAGACTGCATTATCCCTATGTACGACGATGTACTTAGGGATATTTTTGAGCATAAACATACTCACTATTGCTTTCCTGGAGGAAGAGGTAGCTGTAAATCTTCATTTGTGGGCTTAGTGATACCTATGGTTCTCATAAATAACCCGCTGGTACATGCGGCTTGTTTCAGAAAAGTAGGAAATACTATACAAAACTCTATTAGAGCACAAATTGAGTGGGGAATTTACAAACTGGGTCTGCAAGACCTCTTTGTACTGCCTAAATCATACTCAACTCCAATAACTTTTATACCTACCGGTCAGAAAATATACTTTTTGGGTCTCGATAAGCCACAAAAAGTCAAATCAATTAAGCCGAATTTCGGATATATAGGTATAACATGGTTCGAGGAACTTGACCAGTTTGCAGGAGAGAATGAAATTCGTACTGTAACACAGTCTACAATGCGTGGTGGCGACCGTTATTGGGATTTTAGGACGTTTAACCCGCCCATTTCAAAGAATAATTGGGCTAATATGTACGCGGAAAAAGCATATAAGCGGTCAGCAAGCACCTTAGTAACACGAAATACATACCTTGATGTGCCGAGTGAGTGGTTAGGCGAGCAGTTTATTGAAGAGGCGGAAGAGCTTAAGGCAATCAACCCGAGAGCGTATGAGCACGAATATCTTGGGATTGCCACAGGAACTGGCGGAGACGTGTTTGAAAACGCCAGCGACCTTGATATGTCTCGCATGGTAGGAAGTTTTGACCATATTTATAATGGTATTGACTGGGGCTTTGCTCGTGACCCTTTTAGATTTGTTCGTATGCATTTTGACGCTAAAAAGCTAGACCTTTATATTTTTGATGAGTTTACAACGTATAAAACGCGTAATGAAGACACTTTCCATAGACTTTATGACGAAGAACACAAGATAGCTCGGCACGAATTAGTAACCGCAGATAGCGCGGAAGAAAAATCAGTTGCAGATTTTAGAGCATACGGTGCGTTTATTCGACCTGCAAAGAAAGGTCCTGACAGTGTTCGTTACGGAATTAAGTGGTTACAAGGTCTGAGACACATTTATATCGACAAAAATCGCTGTCCTGAAACATATTATGAGTTTGTAAATTACGAATATGAGCGAGACAGAGACGGAAACTTCATAAGCGCTTACCCGGATGCAGATAACCACAGTATCGACGCGGTACGCTATGCACTTGAAAATTATTGTAATCGCAGAGGTAATTAATCTATTTACACTCATCTACAAAAGTGATAGACTGGTAGCATGAGCGAGTACCTAAATTTGCTAACTATGGCGTTTGACGGTGTTGGCGAGTACCATACCCCTCAAATTAAGCCCGTTACTGAACTCTATATCAAAGATTGGATAGGGTTTAACTTTGTAGCGACTACAAAAAAGCAAAGAGGCACGACCGGGGTGCACTTTTACATAGATGATTATCAATTTGAGCGCGTCTGGAACGCTCCTTCACGCTTTTCAAAGGTTTTTAAAGAGTTTGGAGCTGTAATGACCCCCGATTTCTCAACATATCTTGATTTTCCTAAAGCAGTTAGAATATTTAATCACTACCGAAAGCACTGGTGTGGAGCTTATTGGCAAGAATTAGGCATAACGGTCATACCTACTATAGAGTGGGGATTGCCTGAGGACTACGATTGGTGCTTCGATGGGGAACCTGTCGGCGGAATAGTTGCAGTCTCTAACGTGGGGATTATGCGGGACAAGGAATTGCGCGAAAACTATATGCGCGGTTATAACGAAATGCTTACTCGGCTTCAACCTAAAGAGGTGTTAATGTTTGGGCATATTTTTGACGATTATCCGGGGCCTGTTCACTATATACATTATCAACAAGCAAAAGGTGAGCAAGGAGAAGAATAATGGCAAACAAAGCACGATATTATGGCATATCTACTAAAGAGGAACGCCAAGATGTTAACAAAAAGGATAGGGCGTCTCGGCTTTACCCGCGACAGTTTGGGTATGACGCCGTGATTGCGGCTATTTTAAACTATAAAGATGAATACCCTAACTTTGACGAGTTAAATTCTGCAAGGGCGGCCAGTCGTATCGCAGGAGAACTCACTCGAACGGGTCTTTACGGAGAGATTTATAGCAACAATGCAAGAATAATAGGAGAAAATTATTCGATTTCGTTAACAAAAGGGAACGATTTAATCACACCAAACAAAAAGTCTGAACGAGTAAGTGTAAAAAAGCGAGGTAGAGTATGAATATATGGAATACAATCACCACGAAAGTAAGGGGGATGTTTAATAAAATGATTGGCAAGCAAACTATTGAAGAAGTATTGAAAATTAAGCCCACGATGTCTAACGAGATGGTAAATGCCATAGAGCTGTGGACAGTTATGTATGAGGGCAGAGCGCCGTGGTTAAAGAGACCAACAGAGGAAGACCCCTCGACTGTTAAATCTTTAGGACTTCCTCAGCTTATTGCGAGTGAAAAAGCTAGAACTGCTCTTATTGAGTTTGAAAGTGAGATTACAACTCCAATAAAAGACATTGAGCCTGCCACACCCAACTATATGCAAACGGATAATATAGGTGCTGACGGTAAGCCTGAACCGCAAATTGCGACACATTTAGTTACTAAAGACGTGCCTAAAGGAAACACGGAGAGGGCAGAATTTCTTAATAAACAATATGAAAAATTAAAGGATGCATTACGTATTCAGCTTGAGTACGGCATCGCAAAAGGGGGTCTTGTTGTTAAGCCCTATGTAGTTAAGCACAATAATCAGTTACTACATCAAGAAACGGATATTATGACCGGAGAAGTCATTACGCCAGACAGTCTAGATGAGTATGAAATCGAATTTGACTTTATACAGGCAAACGAATTTTACCCGCTCGCATTTGATAGTAGCGGAAAAATGACAGAAGCGGCGTTTATTCAGCGTAAAATGGATAAAGATGTTGTGTATAGTCGCCTTGAGTATCACAAACTAGAGGACAATTATGTAACGGTTATAAACAAAGCGTTTAAGTCAAATGCAGTATCTACCGGGAAATTAGATAATTTAGGGCAAGAGGTGCCATTAAGCGACGTGCCGGAATGGTCTCTGTTGTCATCTGAAACTACGCTTAAAGGAGTTAATAGGTTGCTTTTTGCATATTTTAAGATGCCGGAGGCAAACACGATTGACACACACTCTCCTCTCGGAGTTAGCGGTTTTGATAAAGTTAAAGGGCTTATTGAGGAGGCAGATAAGCAATATTCAAGGTTACTTTGGGAATTTGAAGGCGGAGAACTTGCTATTGATATTGATAGAAATGCCCTATCTTGGATTGAAGACCCCAGTAACCCGAATAACGGTAAGTCTGTTATGAACAGTTTGCAAAACAGACTTTTCCGTAAGGTAGACCTTAACGAAGAGAACACATATGAAGTGTTTTCTCCTACACTCAGAGACCAGTCACTTATTAATGGGCTTAACTGTATCTTAATGCGGATTGAAGATGGTGCTGGAATATCTCGTGGTACACTTTCAGATGTTGTGACAGAGGCAAAGACCGCCACTGAGTTGAGGATGTTACGTGTTCGTAGTTATGAGACTAATGCACACATACAGAAGGCTACAGAAAGGATGTTAAGAGACGCCATTTACGTAATGAATGTCTATTGCGACCTGTATGACATTACCACGGATGGAGAGTATGAGGTTTCCTTTGAATGGGACGACAGTATCATAAGCGATACGGACACAGAACTTACTAAACGACTGTTGTTAATTCAAAACGGACTTGCGTCTAAGCTTGAAACACGTATGTGGTACTTTGGTGAAACAGAGCGTCAAGCAAGAGAAGCACTTATGCGTGTTCAGGAGGAAAGTTTAGAGAGTGTTCAACAAAACCTCATGGAAATGGATGCGCTTGGACAAACACCGGACAGCAAAAAAGAAGAAAGTCCGAAAAACGATACAAGAAATGAGGATTATGAGCGAGAAGATAATAATTCTAAAACAGCTCCTCATAATAATTTTAAGAGTGGTGACAACCAGTATAGTAACAGATGATTACAGACGAGCAATTTGAACGGCTTTTATATAGGTACACAAATCGTCAAGACGAGTTTAATATGTCCGTGATTGAAATAATCGCGAACAGATTAGGCCGTCTCGCTGATTTTGACAATCTTAATTCGCTTGGCAAAGAAATAATAATGCAAGAAGATATAACTAAGATTAGTAAGGCACATGAGACATATCTTGAGGACCAACGGAGGCTTCTTAGAGAAGATTTGTGGTGGATTGCTATCGTTGTTTATCTAGAGAGTTTAAAATTTTACGAGGAACAACTTGAATTGAAAGCAAACAAACCTCTTAACGATGCTATAACCAAGATTATAGCTAACGCAGAAAAAAGTTTATCTTTGTCTATCCGTTATCCTGTGTTTGTTATTCGTGATTTGAAATCTCCTGAGACGCTTAAGGCGCATAATCTTGAGAAAACTTATCGCTCCGTGATGAATGAGGCGCTAAGTTATTCAGCATTGTCTGCTGATATGCAAGCAATAGCGTTAAAACGCACAGAAATGCAGTTATTTGATAGCGGTGTACGTTACACAACAAATAACTCATCTAACAACGCGGAAGACACTACGAGCGCAAATAACGCGATTAGGCTTAATGTGCTAGATAGTATGAAAAGGCTGATAAACAAAATGCAAGATATTATGGGAAATCAGTTTGGCGCAGACGCCGCAGAGCTGTCTGCCCACGTTTATCCTGCCCCTGACCATGCACCTGCTCAAGGTCATCAATATGCCCTCGAAGAAATAAATAAGATGCAGTCAGGTGAGGACTTCAAAGATTTGCACGGCAACAAATATGTTGGATTTGAGCGTAATATAGGTCAGTGGAATTGTCGTCACTACTTTATGAAAATAAAGAAAGGTACAAAACCCAAATACACGCAAAAGCAACTAGACAAGATTTTAGACGATAATGAGCGAGGATATACCGATGCACAGGGAAAACACCGCACTTTGTATGAGTGTACACAAGTACAGCGCAGATACGAGCGTGAAATTCGTCGTGCTAAGGAGAAGTATTTATATGGCAAGGCGCTCAAAGACACAAATATGATGGCACAGGCGAGAGCTAAAGTGGGCACATTAACAATGCAGTATAAACAATTTAGCAACAAATGCGGAATACCTGCAAAACTTGAAAGAATTAAGGTGAAAGATTATAGCTAATGTTGACTTTTACCTTAATATATTATAATATGAATATGTGAAATTGAAAATGATTATCATTTTCAGTTTCAGTAACTCCTAGCGGTAATATGGGCACACGCCTTTATTATATAGTCGCACCCAAAGACCTTAAAACTTGGGCACAATCAACGCAGACCGCAACTGCGGCGTTATAAGTAAAGCGGATATAAAAGATTGTTCTTTAGGAGGAATTTTTCGTGAACATCAAAGAGATTTTTGACAAAGCAGAGAACGGCACATTAACTTACGAGCAGTTTGAGACATTCTCAAAGGATGCTAATGCTAAGTTTGCAGACCTTTCCGAGGGTAAGTATGTCAGCAAGTCAAAGTATGACGATGACCTTGGTTCAAAGGATACCGCCATCACACAGCTCAATGACACTATTGCCCAAAGAGACAAGGACTTAGGCGACTTGCAAGCGAAGTTAAAAGAGGCGGGTACAGACACCTCTAAACTTGCGGAACTTCAATCCAGTTTCGACACGTTGCAGAACAAGTATACCGCAGATATGCAGGCTTATCAGGAGAAGTTAATCCAACAGAAATACGAATTTGCAGTTAAGGAATATGCGAACGGTAAAGAGTTTTCAAGCCAAGCCGCAAAGCGTGATTTTGTAAGGTCTCTTCTTGGCGAGAATTTGAAGATGAAAGAGGACACTATCATTGGAGCAGATGATTTTGCAAAGGTTTATGCCGAAGAAAACGCAGATGCATTTGTTACGAAGACAGAGCCCACACCTGCTCCGCAGACTAGTAATGCGAGCAAGCCACAATTTGTAAGTAGTACACCGGGCACTACTCCTGCAAAGCAACCCACGCTAACTGAGTTGATGCGGGCGGCTAACGAACAAGCCCGATAAAGCAAAAATTAAATAATAAAGGAGAAAATTATGGGACTTTTCGACGCAAAACAATTTAATAGCGAAGTTTTCCAGCAGTATATGGAGCGTATTCCTAATACAAAGCTGAATGAGCTGGTTAAGTCCAGAGCAATCGTTCAGCGTCAAGACCTCGCGAGTGCAATGGCTGACCAGGTTGGTGGTAACTATATCACAACACCCCTCAAGGGACTTATCAGTGGTGCAGTTCCGCTTAACTATGACGGCCAGACAAACATCACATCCAACAGCACAAAGACATTCTCTCATTCAAGAGTTGTTGTAGGTCGTGCAAATGCTTGGACTGAAAAGGACTTCTCATACGATATTACTGGTGGAGTAGACTTCATGGAGAACGTCGCCCAGCAGATTTCAGAATATTGGGATGAGATTGACCAAGACACAATCGTGCACATCCTTAATGGTGTGTTTAAGATGAGTGACACAGAAGGTGCAAAGTTTGTTTCTAGCCACACTTACGATGTATCATCCGCAACAAATACAGAGGGCGTTACCGGTTATATGGACGGAACAACGCTCAATACAGCAATTCAAAGAGCTTGCGGAGACCACAAGGGCAAGTTCTCTATGGCAATTATGCACTCGTTTGTTGCTACAAACCTTGAGAACCTTAAGTTGCTCGTTTACCTTAAGTACAATGACGCTAACGGTCTTCAGAGAGACCTTTCTATCGGTACACTCAATGGCAGACTTGTTATGGTAGATGACAGTATGCCTACACAAGACGTATACTCTGCCGCCGGTGTTTACACTGTAACTGTTGCAGGAACACCTGCCGCCGGTGAGAAGTACACAGTTGATGGCGCATCTGTTACAGTTGCCTCTGAGGATACCGCTACTAAGGTTGCAACCTCTCTTGCTACTGCTCTGGGCACCAATGCACATTACTCAGTGTCACGTTCAGGTGCAGTTCTTACACTTACAGAGAAGTCTGGTCAGTATGGATATGGCGCACCGGTTACAACAGAGACTGGTGTAGGCACGGCTGACCCTGGTTGTACTCAGACAGTTGCAACTACAACTGCTCCGGTTAGCACCACGAAGTACACAACCTATGTATTTGGTGATGGCGCTATCGAGTTCACAAACTGTGGTGCTAAGGTTCCTTATGAAATGCACAGAGACCCTTATACCAATGGCGGTGAAGACACACTTATTTCTCGTCAGAGAAAGTGCTTTGCTCCTTACGGTATTTCTTTCACAAAGGCTTCTATGTCTAAACTCTCTCCTACTGACGCTGAACTTGAAACCGGTGCTAACTGGGAACTTGTTAATAGCAACGAGAATAGTTCAAAGTCTTATATCAGTTCTAAGGCAATTCCGATTGCAAGAATTATCTCTCTTGGCTGATAAGGGCACAAAATTACGCATCAAGATATTAAGGAGGGTTTTAGATGGTTTACTACTTAACATACACGGAATACACTGCTATGGGTGGTACACTTGGCGAAACCCTCTTTAATACTCTTTTGCTTGACGCGCAAGGGTACATTGATTGGTACACGTTTAACCGTCTTTGGAAAGAAGAGTGGCGCACTACAGATATTATGGAGCGTGTGAAGATTTGTATGTGTCAACTAATCGCGTTAGTGGCCGCAAAACAAAATCTACTTACCCCGCAAGTTGCAAACTCTGGCGGAATTAATATCAACGCGCAAGTATCTCAACAATCAAATGATGGTGTAGCTACTACCTATGCTGTCTTGGGTGGTGAGGTGCTTTTCTCTCACGCGAAAAAAGAAATCGAAGAAACTATTAATCGCTATCTTAGTGGCATTGCAAACAGTGCCGGCAGAAAGTTATTGTACAGAGGTTTATATCCAGGTGAGTAATTTTCCGTTTCCTTGGTGGGATAAAACCATAACAATTTATAATAAATATGTTAACCCGACTACTCAGAGAGTTAGCTGGTATAGAACAGTAGTTGACAACTGTTTTTGGAAATCTCAGCACCTCGTGTTTAGTATGGGCCGGTATGGCGTATCTACTATTGGTGTAATTACGGAAAATCAGACAATTATTTGCCGCATTCCTAAAGATGACCGGTTTGTCGAAAAAGGAGCCTGGAGAGACCTCGAAAACAAATCAACAAAATTTACGCTCGCTAGTGGTGATATAATTATATTAGGAAATGTTGAAATTACCTTAGATGAATATACACCGGGTCTTCGGTCAAGTGACATTCTTGCGAGATACCGAGAATATGACGCTTGTTTAGAGATTGATGAGTACGTGAATAATGTCCAAACAGGAGTTGGGTTAGAGCACTACAGGGTAACGGGTAAATAACATGGCAAGTGATATTATCTATTCAGTTAAAGTAGATAAAGGCATTAAGAACTGGGGTGTAGCATGGAAAAAGTCTTTAGCATTTCTATGCCAGCCGCGCGCGATGCTTTCTGTTGCTAAAGGCTATCGTTATTATATAAACAAATATGTTCCTAAAGACACCGGAGCACTTCGCAAGTCTGCTCGGCCTAAATACAAAATCGGGGGCGAAGCCTCGGCAGGGGGCAACGGAACCGGCTCTGCAACTGTTTACTGGGGTGACACGAAAAAGACAGCGAAATATGCACATTATCAGTTTGTAGGCAATGTGTACGCACCGAGTAAGCCAGTGTTTTCCGGAGGAGGCATACATACGGGCTGGGTATCTCCTAAAGGTAAAAAGAAGTATCTTTCCACACCGGCGCGTAAGCTGGGCGACAATACACCTCGTACTTATGTGGTGCACACAGGCCTTGTAAAAACACCCGCAGGCTACAAAACAATAAAGGGCAATTTTGACGTAACCGTTAAAGGCTATACAACAAAAGGCACTGGCTATGACTGGATTACTCGATTTAAGAACGATAAAGGCGATTTTGGTGAAACTGCGGTTAACATTCGTGCGGGCAGATATTTATACGAAATGTTTTGTATAAAATCTGGCACAAAGCTCGCGGGCGGAAGGCACGTATACCATAGCTGGAACCAGATTAAAAACAGGGTTGGTTGATTATGGACAAAAATAAAGCTATTTTAGATTTTATTGTTACCTATACGGGTATTGAGACAAGCCCTATTTTTGTTAACTTTATCAATGCTAAGGATAACGACGTTCAAATACTGACAGAAGAAAATGACGTTGCGCTTAATCATAAGTTCGTTGATGGCAGTGTTATGAAACAGTATACTTTTTCCATTGTAATTACAAAATCTATTGCCAGCATGGCGATTGCAAAAGACGGAAATATAGGAGAGAATATAGATGATTTAGCGGATATGCAGGATTTCATGGATTGGATAAACGAACAAGGAGAACACCACGTATACCCAAATTTCGGTGAAAACTGTGTTATCGAAGAAATGCGCACATCCGCAGATAACCCGTCAATCGACGGCATTAACACAGAGGTTAGTCCTGCTCTCGCTCTGTACAGTATGGAGATAAGGATTGACTATATAGACTATTCAAAAGTTATTTGGTCATAAGAAAGGAGAAAGAAAATTATGGCTATCAGTAATTTTAACCTCAATCTTCATCAGAGAGCTGAGAGAAAGTTGCTCATTACTGTCTCTGAGTGGAGAGACAACGTGAGCGGCAAGTATTATATCTTGCAAGACGCAGAACCGGGCGATTGGAGCACTAATTATACCAGCTATTACACACAAACTGCTGGAACTCCGCCTACGTACTCTCCTGTAGCCGGCGACACGGCACCAGCCTGGACAACTGGCACATACTACACCAGAGTTAATCGTGAAATTCTCGGTCGTAGGACAGAAGACAGCTCAATCGAGTATAATGCAGATATTGCAACTTCGACGGATATTCTTGGTAACAACTACACAGATGTAAACAAGACACAGCCGCAGCAGGACTTTGACCCGTTCCTCATTCTTGGTGGTTCGTTGCTTGGTGCAAAGTTGAACGACATCAGAAAGCGCAATGCTCTTACTGAGTTGTCCGCATTTACAATCTATGTCATTACCGCATTCGTAGGTGACAGCTCAAGCGGATATGAAGCAGAGCGCCACACAGACTGCACTATCACATACAACTCTATTGGTGGAGATGCAAACGTAAATATGCCTATATCTGCATACCTCTCTAATGCTCTTACAAATGGGCTTGTAGATAAGTTATCAGATGATTTCACATTTACGCCGGATACTAATGTATAATTGAGTTAACAGCTCCTGTATGGGTTAATTGCTCATACAGGAGAATACTCAATATTTGGAGGAATTTATGATAGACGATACAATTAAAAAAGATACCGAACAGGTTGTCGAAACAAGTGAAACACCTCTCGCGGGAATTAAAGAAGAAGTCAAAGAGCAAGAGGTTGTTGATGTTGATTTAGGTTTCGTCGAAAAGAAAAAGTTTAGGATTAACGGTGACTTTAACAGGATGTTAGAGCTTAATGTATCGGACCTTAACGTTTTTTCACGTCTTAAAACGGATTATCCTAAGCTGAACAAGTTACTGAAAGACGCACAGGAAAAAATTTCAAGTATTCCTGATGATATGGAAGATAAGAGTGAGCTGATAGGTAAAATTGCAGACGCACTTGATGATATTGACGCTCAAATGAGAGCATTGATTGACCACATCTTTGACACTAACGCCTCAGAGATTTGCGCGCCGTCTGGTAATATGTTTGACCCAGTAAGCGGACAATGGCGATTTGAGCGCATTATCGACAAGTTAACTGCCCTATACACCAACGGTCTGCACGCGGAGTTTGATAAAGTAAAGGCAAATGTTGACAAGAAAGTCAGCAAGTACACAAAAAAGAAGAAGTGATATAAATGTATGAATTACCGGTAACCGTAACAGTGAATGATACAATCTACACCATACGAGGGGTTATGATATGACATACACAGAATTTATCGCACAATGTAAATTAAAAGAAA